CCGCACATTTAAAGAGTGCGCATCTCTCCAGATATCTGACAATGCCTGATCATTCCTGACCAACAGTAGGGAGCTGTTCACTGCATTTCGGCAGGGGCTTTACTTAGCATTAGCTAGGATAAGGAGCTGTCCATGTTACTTTCGATACATTTGTTTATAGAACATTTCACCAGAATCATTTAGATGCCAAAGGAATTTCACCTGAAGCAATTTAACGAATCTAGTATAGTCCTTAACAACATTTCTGTCCCTCCAATCAATGCTTCTTGCATTAAGAGTAGGATCCCAGGAAACGAGTTTCGAGAGATTACCTCTAACAGTTTTACCTGCCGGAAACTCTTTCACAAGAGATTCCTCCATTTGCATAGCTTTCACTCTAGCGTTCGGAAACGATAAAGCATAAAGCCAGTAAGATGGTGAGATAACCCTAAATAAACGTTCAATCAAACGTAAGGCATTGGTCTTAGATACCGAAGCACCAGACCATCCTGAATTAAAGGACTCTTCTGCTAGGTCTACTGACTTAACATTATTAGAATTTCTCTCTCTAACAATCTCTAAAAGAGCTTGATATAGTGAGTGATCTCGATGAGCTTGATTAATCCCTCTTTCAAAAACGTACCAGAACGACGCAGATTTCTGCGCCCCGCTGGCGAAAAGATGTGGTTTCTCAGGAATTCCTAATACAGCCCAAAGTGCAACTGATAACTCTTTCCCGAAATAATTTTCAGGTAAGCTATCAATCACAGATTTAAGTGTAAGATTATCCTTGAAGAAACCTTTTCTTTGCGCTTCTGTAATTAAGGTTCCAAGGAAGAAAGGCTCTCTCGCTGTAACCAGGATATTACCTGGACCCAGTGGAGAGAGATCAAACTCTGAAGTTCGCCATCTTTTAGCAAATTCCACCATATCCGAAGAAATGATAGATTTAGACATGTTGATGTCGACTCCAAGTACCTTCATTAAATGAAGATACTCCTGAGCGACAATGTCGTGATTTATTACGACATCATCACCTAGAACTGCATAATTAGGGATCGAACTAACGTTCGCTCGTCGAGCGGCTAGTCTTACAATAACATGGTGTGTTAAAGCCAACATCGCCCAAGATGAGTAAGCTCCCATTGGTTGTCCAACAGAATACTTAATCTGTTCGTCTTTCCATGACCATTTAAAGTCAAGAAGGCGTCTCCAATTATCAGAGTCATACCCAAGATGAGTAAGAATCTGGACTTGTAAGTCAATAGGTAAACGATCAGTTGCCGCAGATAAATCAAAACTATAAAACTTATGTTCTATAGCTCTATTCACCATTAAGCGATCCAATACTCCATCCTGATCAAATGTACCATCTTGTGGTATATTTGAAAGAGATTTGAATATCGAATCGTGAAGAGGTCTAAGAGCAAGTTGAATCCACCAGTTTGTTATTGCAACAATACGAGCTTTTCCAGCTTGGTCATAAACCACTGAAAGTTTTCCTAGTTTCATTAGAGGCACCATTCTAAATAGTAATAAAATACTATAAAGAGGTCCCATAAGAACAAGGAGAATGTTAAGCCACACAATATAACCATAAGATTTCGATCTTAATGCTAATATGTGGAAAGCAATATACTGCGAAGGGTTATACAATAGAGCTAACGCATCTAAATGCGAAGTCCAAGTAGCCTTTGATCCATTCGGCCCGGCATTTTCAGATATAAAACCTTTGAATGCGTTTGAATAGATTCTAATTTTCATTTCATTTAAAACTTCAGCAATCTCTACATTGTTTAATGTACGAGATGAACCAGTAAACGGTGCAATTATTGTACTTAGTTTAGGTTCCACTTTCGTTGGAAATGTCCTGAAAATACTGAGAGACGTCAATGTAGCTTTTACAACATTCACATAGTTTGGATGAGACTTATCACGAATGATACGTCTTATTTCAACTGGAATGATTGTAGGAAACCCATGATGATCTCTTTTTACTCGAGGTTGTGACATCTCAAATAAAGGAGAACAATTAATAGCTTGGATAGTAAGATGAGTAGCAATCCGAAGGTATTCAAAAGTAAAATTGAATCCTGTAGAATGCACTAAATCTTTAATCCGATCCATTAATACATAAAATGGAATAGCAAACTTATCACACTGCGATATCCAGATAGTAATTAGGAAATAGATCTTAAACTCTTTGAGTTTTATCCATTTACTAACTGCTTTTTTGACTCGAAGGTGTGTAAATGTTGTGAATTTTTTCATAATAATTTATATATCCCGGGTTCAACTGGATAGGTTATAACACATAATTACTTATTTAAGAAAGGCCGGAGACAATCTCTGTTATATTATCCAGGGTGATATTATCACCATAGCTTGATCAATATTTCGCAGGATGAACGGATCCACTGCTAATAAGGGTGATAAACATAAGAATTTCTTCCTACGAGTCACATTATGGAGCAACAAGCTGAGCAAGTAATCACGGATCACTTACCACTAACCTGATAAATCAG